ATAAGTATAGTTAGCCATAAAATACAGCCACCGTAGCAGTAGATGTAGGAGCAGAAACTTTTACTGTTCCATTCATTTGAATGCCTAGATCAGTAAAAAATATTTCAGAAGCATCATTTGCAGTTGTCATAGCAAATTTAATATTATTACCTTTAATATTGCCATAAACATCTGTTGATGTTCCTGTAATTAGAAAAGTTCCTACACCTGTGGCATATACTGAACGAATGCGAGTATCTGCAATTGTTACACTTGCTGTAACATCAAGAACTGCACCACTACCTACAATGAAGCCCTCACGAAGAGTTGTTGTCATATCAGCCTCTTTAAATTTTTAAGTATTAATACTAGAAGTATTATAACACTAAGGTTATAAATAAAAAAGGCAAAGGAGTGTAAAAAGATTTTAGTCCTTTTACACCCCAATGCCTTAGTCTAGTTCCTCAGATTTTTAGGAAGAACCTGAAGCACCAAAGAAGCCACGCCAATCGGACCAGCCGAAGCTATACCGTTCACGAGCTTTGTAACGTAGATTTCCTGTGTCGAAATCTGGTTCCATCTTTGTTGATAGAGGTGCACGAACAAACATCTTTGTACCATTAGGAACATCAGTCTTGAGATACCAAGCGTTTGTGTCGGTGAACCGACGATTAACAAAGAAACCACCGGGAACAAGACCCTGATTACGAATTGAGTTGATCTTGTTCTGGTTAGTTGCACCATTAGCAGCAGTTGTTGGATTTACACCAATAACAGTTGTCATCTGGCTGTTTAGAATCTGGTCTGCAGTAAAAGCAAGATCAGAAGGAACGTGAAGCGACTCAGCTTGCGCTCCAATTAGAATACCACGATCATCTTTAGTCTTTGAGATTGTAATAAGAGCAGTCTCAAGAGAAGCTTCAGATAGATCAGTAGCACCTAGTGTGTTGGATTGATTTCCATCTCCAACAGTAGGATGAGCAGCGGAGAATAGTGGAACACCATCACCACCGTTATAAGAAGCGTTAAAACCACTGTTGAAAACATCAGCAGCTTTTACTTGCTTAGTGTTTGCCATAGCACGGGCAAGACCGCGTGCACGAAGTTTGGCAAAGGTATCATAGAGGTTGTCTTCCATAGCTTCTTCAGTAACAGCAAATGCAAGAGCGACTGTTTCTGCTGTATAGCGAGCAGTGTAGCCTTCTTGTGCATCATCATACTGAACTGCAGCACCTTCACCTTTTACAGGTGCAGTACCAAAGCCGGTGAAAAGAACTTCTTCTTCAAACGCACGATCTGAGTTTTCAATTTCGTAAAGTGGCTCATGTTCGTTGTCCACGTCACCATATTCAATACCAAAGATAGCGTTTAGGCCGGGAAGAAGTTCCTTGGCAATACTAGCGCGATTAATAGCCATTTTTTAAATACTCCTTCTCTTAACCAGCAGGTGGTGCAGAAGTACCAGCACACACAAAAGCATCATAGTGACGTGCAATACGTACTTCTAGCTTTGGGAATGCGCGTTCTGCAGCAACATTAATGTCATTACCGGGTTCGTTGATTACGGCAACTGGGCGAAGCATTGCACTAGCAGTTGTGCGAGTACCTGCTTCAAGACCGAAACCTGAACGACCAGTAACAGTTGAACCTGAACCTAGAGTGACATTAAAGTTAAAGCCACCATTCATGTCACCAATTGAAACTGAAGCATCAGCTTGAATTTCAAAGGTAGCATTAGGATCATCAACAACCATTGCCTGAGCATCGGTTGCAGAAAGACCAGCAGTCCAATAATTAGACCACTTAGGTTCTCCGTTTTCCACATAACGGCAACCAGTAAAGACACCGATTGCTTTTTGTGTAATTGTAACTAGGGCTACGATATATCCGCCTGATTGTGAAACGATATCACCATTAAAAAACGCAGGGGTTGTACCTGAAGCGATTGGGTATTCATTCATACCAGAACCGTTAGGTGCGCCACCGCGACGGCGGGAAGGGCGTAGACCAGATAGTGCTTTAGTAGTACTCATAGTACACTTTCCTTTCTATGCTTTATACAAGACATGTACACTAGTAGCCTTAGTTTAGGTAAACAAACTTTTGTTTAGTCTTGAAATTTAGCTTGTTTACCACGACTTACTTGTGTACGGCTATTATTTGAGATCGGCATACGAGAATCTGAACTATTCATTAGCTGAGCATTAACTGCTTCAACCATTTCTCGGCTACGTCCCTCATAGTATTCTTGACGAGATTGTGCAAGTTCTTTAGGCATTTTTGCTAAAGCCAAGTCTCCACGACAGACTGCACCTGCATATCGTCCTCCCTCCCTCACGTCAGAGGATTGTAACATTTCTGGAACTTCCTCAGCCTGTACAAATTCCCAACCTTCTGCTGTACGCTTACCTACATTCTGGTAATCTTCTTGATTACGTAGAGTAATACGAATCCAACGTAACACCATACCTTCACTGGCATGTCGTTTAATTACAGAAGATGGAATTTCAAGCCAATTAGGCTCTTCAAAAGTTGTACGTCGCTGTGTAACTTCTCTAGTTTTGTCACTACGTGAGTCATTTCGTGTTGTCATTGTATCTTTCCTTCCACGCTTAATTGTTATAAATTTCTGTATATTCGCCATCAGCAGAATCTGCCTTTAGCTTTTCTGCAGCAAATTTTTCCAAGGGGATACCCCACTGATTAGCTCGTCTAACGTCTTCTGGTGTTAGCTTAACTTTATTACCTCGTGAGGTTTGCGGTGTGCGTGAAGCACCTGCAACTACTTGGGCAGAATTTGACGGTGTATCCTGCAACCGTGGTGTTGCTTCTTCTTCCTGCTGTACAACAGGGGGAGGAGCATCTTCATACTTATGAGGGAATTGATTACGTAACTTATAATCAATAGCTTCATAAAAATCGTCATCAGAAGGATCATAACCCTCTGACTTTAATTCAGCATCTGCAGCTAGTGCTGCTGCAGTCATAATTTGGTCATTACCAAACCAAGGATTTTTACTAGCCCAATCAACAGCTTTGGGATCATACTGTGGTGTTTCAGCTACCTGTTGTTGAGGTACTTGACCTACAGCTTCTAATCGTTCGTTATATTCTTCCCAAGCACGTTTTTGTTGTTCAACTACTGTGCCTTCTGCATAAGCTTTAGACATTTCTTCTTGAGCAGCAAGCATACGATCTGTATCACCAGAATCTGCAGCTTGTTTATAAATTTCTCTAGCTTGCTCAATACGACTAGTAAGTTGTCCTGATGTACTATCAATATTAGTTTTAAGACTATTAGATAGTTCTTTTTCTCTTGTCTGAACAGAAGTACGTAAATTATTTACTTCTGAACGTAACTTTTCAATTTCTTCTTCTCGTTCTTTACGCTGACGAATAAGTTGTTTAATACGTTTTTCAGCACCTTTTGTTTTAATTCCCTCTAGTTCTTCTGGAGGTTCTTCTACTTCAGATGCGGTAGTTTTCGGTTCTTCCTTATTAATAACATCTTTTTGTTTTGTTTTGTGAACTTCTTTTTTTTCTACAGAAGAAGGTTCTTCAATTTCATATTCTACTTCTGGAGGAGAAGTATCAGAATTATCTGATACACTAATTTCGGACCATTCAGATAGGTCTACTTCCATCTCTTCTTGTGGTTCGTTACTCATTACTTTCCTTTCTTCTCGCTAGTTGCGACACTAACGGTTACGACATTTATTTCTATAGTATACTGTACTAATTTTAATTAGACAAATTAAATGTTGGATCAAGAGAACTAGGATTATCTACTTTCATAATAATCTGGTCATCAAAAAGTAATAAAAGCTTTGCTCCTTTATAAACAAACTTTTGTCCAATTAGTTTACCATACGCTACATAATCACCTTCTTCACACCAAGAACCTAAAGGAAACTTAGCTTTATCGTCATAAGCTAGTTTACCAAGTTTAAGAACTTTACCTACTGTAGTAAGATAAGCAATATCGTCTTTAGTTGAGTCAGGGAGAATAATACCACCCTTTGTCTTCTGCTTAATAGATACAGGTTTTACTAATACATGATAACCCGGTAGCTCTGGTAAGTCTTCTTTTTTTAATTCAATTTCTTCATCTGAAACCCAATCAGAATTAGGAATTGCTTTACCTAAAGTGGCTACTTGCATTTTATTTATTACTCCTCTTCACTGTAAATTCGAGTTTTAACAATATTGATGAGATTATCTTTTGATAGTTCAATCCCTTCAATTCTACCAACTATCTGGCGATAATCAGCATAACTCGAAGCACTGCCATATGCAAGTAAATTTTTTAGTTCTTCTATTTGTTTATCGTATTCTTGTGATATTTCTTCATAAATATTCATTTATTATTTATTAGTTTCCTTTACAAAAGCTGTTACCATGTCTGCAGCTTTAAGCATTTTAGTTGTATCTGAAGCTTCTTGAGATTTAGCTAAGTCCATAATAGCATCCAAAGCTGCAATAGCTTTCTTTGCATTACGATCTTTTTCTTTTTCTTGAATACCCGTTGAAGTCTTAATACCTTCTTTCATCATATCAATTTGAATCTGAGCTTCCTTCAGATCAAGTTCACGGTTCTTCATTGCTGCTTCAACACTTTCTTTAGCTGTCTGTGCTTGTATCTTAGCTTGTTCAATCTGTACACGCTGCTGTTCAATATTAACCATCTGTGCTTCAGGTGAACCTGCTTGTTGCATTTGTGCTGCTGCTTGATTAGCCTGAGCTACCTGCTGTGCAGCCATAGCCATAACTTGTTCCATGACCTGTGGATCATTAGGATCAACTTGACCTGAAGCAACAGCCTCTGGACCATACTGCTGAATCATCTGTGCTGCAGTACCCTGTACTTGCTCTTGATACTTCATAATCATATGCTCTTGCATATTAGCTTCAATAACTGGAGCAATACGTTTCATTAGAGGATTCTGACCATTCTGAGGGTCTTGCATGTATGCAGTCTTAGCTTGAATATGTGCATCATGGTTTTGACCTATAAAGGCTTTAATTGGTAGACCCTTAACTGCTGCCATAATATCCGAGATTGGATCAAGAGGAACAGGTGAAGGTTTTCGAGGCATAATCTTATCTAGGTTAGGCACGTTAGCTGTTTGAAGGATATTACGATTAAGCTCTTCCATATCAAACATACCGGGTGGTGACTGCTGTGCTAACTGTAGTGCCATCTGAGACATCATCATACGATGTGCGTTAGATGGAATATTAGGATCAGATACTGGGATAATATCAATACGACCATCAAAGTCTGATTTATATATTTTTAGACTATGTTCTGGTAGCTCACACATTGACTCTTGTGGAAGATATTCGTAGTTAATACGCCCTAAGATTCTAAATTCGTCTTTCTGAGATTTATGTAAACGCTTATGAATAGCAGAAAAGAACTTACTACTAGCTTCTAGAAGAGCCATAGTTGTCCCTACAGGACCATAACTAGCTCCATCAGAAATAACTTGTTCTGTGCTATCAGCAAACTTTTGTGCTGCATTAGAAACAAAACCTAACATCTGGAATAATGTTTGTGATGGTTCTTTGTATGGAAGAGGAATAATCATTTTAGATAGATCATTACCTACAGCTTCAACTTCTTTCCATTCGCCCGGTGCAATAGGATCATTGTCTCCAACCATACGTAGACCTTTAGCTTTAAAGCCACCGGGTAGGTTAGCAAACTGACCAGCATCAACTAAGCCACGCATTGCTGCTGTAGCTGTCATTGTTAGATTTCCAAGGAAGTGAATAAGACCTAAACCATAGAAACCAAAGCCGGGAACAAAGCGATAGTGAGTAAAGAATATTTTCTTTTCACGTCGTTTGTCTTTAATGTCATAGTTACGACGAATAGACAGTACTTGTCGTGACTGTTGATCAATAGTAACAATATAGGGTAGAGACAGACCGTCATCCTCACCGTGATACTGCTTTGGTAAATCCAAGTAGCAGTGTTGTTCAAGGAGAACATGTTGTGGGTCATGTTGTGAAGAAGGGGAAAGACCCAGAATCGTATCCATCTTCTGTGCCATTGCTGTTTGCTCTGGCATAGAAGCTTGAGGCAGGTCAACGTCGGCATACATTCCTGCGGCTATGTCACGTTGCATTTCGATTGGACTACGATAAATCACATGAGTATAACGATCTGCTCTTCGCAGGTCTGTGGCATAATATGAGATATAAAA